GGTTCAAACTTGTCTTAATTTTAAAACCCTTGTCACTGCCGCGCCCAATGTAATATAAACGTTGTACCCGTAAGTATTTTGTGTTATAAGTTCAGAACCAATAAACGAATTAATTGCTGCAGCCTGAAAATTGAACAGGTTAAATTGTCCTGCCATTGTAATATTTCCACTAACCGCAGTTCCAAAAGTTCCGTCTTCATTTGCAGGTTGAACCCAAAGTTTATATGCGCCGCCTGTAATCTTTAAAAATGTAATAAAAAATTGGTCGCCGTATTCAATTGGAATATCTGAATTGTCCCTGTCTGATAACCAATCGTCCGTGTAATTTTCAATTAATAAATTATCATAGTAATTTGACAATACCAAAGGAATGTCGCCGTTTTCTGTGAATATGTCACCGAACAATGGTGCGTAATAATTGTATGCTGAATAAGAACCTGAAGCCAAATTAGCAATAACCGCACCGCTTACTTCTTCACCGATACGAACCTGATAATCCACCTTTATTTTGTCATTTGAAGCCATTAAAACCGTCGTACCTGAAGGTTCAAAATAATTGGTCACGTATGCACGTACAATTGGTGACGCATTAAATACGCCATAACTTCCGTCGGCTGAAGGTGAAGGGAATACTTTGTTTCGGCTAACCTGTGCGCCATTTATGTAAATATCATACACGAATTTAAAGTTTGTAACCCCAACATTTGTTGAAGAAGCCACAAACCAAAGGTCGTCGTGCATACTTGGGAACGTAGCCGGTTGACTATTTATTGTTATTGCCATTGTTTGATTCTATTTTATTTCCAATTTGTCTAATTTGTAAAGCAACGTCGCCACCAAAAGCTTCTGCCATTGTTGTAAAAAATTCCTTATTAAATACTGTTTTAACTGCGTTATCAAAATACGAAGTTGTACGTAAACCGTCCCTTTTTATTGCTGAAGCGGTTGCGTATGCTAAAGTTTTTAATGAAGCCGCTTTATTGACCGCTTGTTTAAGCTTTTTGCTTTTTCTTTGTGTCTTGCTTAACTTCTTTGTCTGTGTTTCGTTTATACTCTTTGCCTTGCCTAATCTGTACCATTGCAAAATTGACGTTGCCATTTTTTTATTTGGGTACGCGGTTTTGTATTTGTATGGTGAATCTGAAGAAACTTTTTTAGGCTTTGCATTTTTTCCACCCGCACCACGAACCCCCTTATTTACAAAATCATAATAAACCGCAGCCGGATTGTCTTTATCATAACCCAACCACATTTCGTAGTCATTGCCAAACTTTGTGACCTTTGGTACAACCAAATCGCCAATTTTGCCTGAAGCAATTGAACCGCTTTTGGTCAGGTTCTTTTGTACTTCGTCGTTAAATTGTTTACCGTAAAAAATAAGCATCTGTTCGGCAATAGGAAATTCAGTCGGGTCAATAACGTTGTATTGTTCACCGATTGTTTTTAAAAAACCTTCCCTTAATGCTTTTGCCTGTGCTTTGGCTTCACTCATAACCTTAAATAGATAAATCGGTTCTAAATACCACAGAAAAAACCCCGTGTAAAAACACAGGGTAATTTCGCTTATTTCAATAAAAAACACAACTGCCTTATTTAATCCGCTTCGCCTGTTCCCGGTCGTAAGCATTTTTTGACTTCAGGTATGCCATTGTATTCAAAAATTCAATGGTTTTCATTTCAAAAGCTTCCGAAGTTCTAATATTTTCGTGTTCGGCAACAAGTTTGGCGGTATAATGCCACCCGTAGATTCGCATAAAAGCGACAGAACCGAATCCGCTTGTTGGCTCGTCATTCCCGACGTCGTCATTTCCGCTTTCATATAATCCCGCGTAACTTCTATCCAATTTCTGTAAACTTGATAAAAAAAAACCAACGAATGATAAACGTGTATAAAATTCGCTTCCTGCATATCCGACGCGTATTCTTCGTGTTTACTTGCGTCGTACTTATCGTCAATCCATTTGCCGTACCAATTTTTTTTCTGCGGGATAACCATTGACGCAGCTATTTTGTGCAAATTACCCAACGTGTCTGTACTAAATACCTTGCTTTCAATATAACGCGCTGAAGGCATATTTTTAATGTCGTAGTTTATTCGGTATCTTTTGCCGTTGGTTGTAATATAGTCAACCGGCTTCCCTTCAATTGGTTCGTCTAAAAACGCCAAATCTTTGCGCAATTCTTTTAAGTCTTCAATGCCTAAACTGTCAATTTGATATTCGGTTAAACCTGTGACAATGCACAATAATTTAACTTCCTTATCCAATTCTGTCCAATCCTTATTCGGGTTTGTTATTATTGGCATCAATTGTTGGTATTGCCAAAGGGTCAGTTCGTTCCATTTCATAATTCAAAGTTAAGTCTTTTTTCTGATAAGGACAATGCCGACAACCATTTTTGCAGCAATACCCCCTTTTTAAATGATATTCTTCTGTGAATACCTTAAATCCGTTTTCTATGTAGTAATCCATTTTTTTAATCCGTTTGCACTTGACATAATCGCGTCAGCGCGTTGCGTTAAGCTTTCAATTTGCCCGTTTAGTTCGTCCGCGTCGTATGATACGTAATAACCATTTGACGTCCCAATAACCGGCAATATTCCTTCTGACCTTATAAAGTTAACGATTTTACGCAAACGCGGTTCAGAAAATTGTTTAATTCCGTACCTTTCTTTTTGCCCGTTAATGGCTGCAACTATTTCCGCGCCTTTAATTGGGTTGGCTTTGCTTTTCAGGTTTAAACCCCTAATAATTACAGGCACTAAACGTTTTTCGTCAGGCGTCAATTCGCAGGTTATGTCTTCAAAGTTTTTAATCATTGTATAAGTTTTAAGAAACGTCTGCCATTGCTAAATTAATCATTTTTAATTGAATCCTTAAATCTTTAATTTCCTTTTCTTTTAATCCCAATTCCTTTTCAATCTTTGCAATCCTTTCAATTAAGCATTCGTTTTCAAGGCGAAGCAAATATTCCTGACCCATTAAGTAATTATTCTTTGACATAGGTTATTTGTTTACAAGTTTATAAAATGTGGCTTTTGCCAATTCCCAAATTATTATTATTAAAATGATTTTCATAAAGTTAAAAAAGCCGCCCAAAGTTACCCAAATTACTACCTTTGTTTTTTTTTAATATTAAAAATGCTTCAGGCGGCGTAAGTTTATAAATTGTTTATTTTATCCTGTTCAATTTGATTGTCAGCGTCTTCTTCGTCTTCGTCTTCTTCTTCCCAATCGCAATGGTCTAAACATTCCGGGCAAATATCAATTTCAGGGTAATTGGTGTGCGCACCGCAACAAGTTGAATATGGCATATTATAAGTTTTCAATTAAAGCCGTTAACAATAAAGCTACCGTAATAATTGCAAAGAACCAACCCATACCCAAAGATTCTTTGGCGTATTGTTTTTGCATTGCTGCGTAATGCTCGTTTAATTTGTCCTGTTGTGTTTTTAGTCTGTTTTGCATTGTATAAGTTTTAAATGTGCGTTGGTCAGTCGCACCCCTGCGGGGGATAGGTTATAAAAAATTGTATTCACCATTCCAACGTGGTGAAGAAGGGTCTGAATCATTGTAATAAGCTGCGTCCATAGCTTTTTCAGCTTCAAACATATTGTCATAAGCTACTGAACCGGCTTTTGAATAGCCATTCCAACCTTTTAATTTATTAGCACATTGACTAACCATTTTTTGTGCTTGTTGCATTTCAGTTAAAACGACAGGCATTTTAAACCAATCCTGACTTACTAACCAATTTTGATACGAAGCGGGTGTGCTTAAAAATTGCATTCCTTTGTACTTTCCGAATTTTAATGTGAAGTTTTGCATAACGTTGGTTTTTTATTGTTCCACAAATATAACACAGGTTTTATACACCTTCCAAACATTTTGCAAAGTTTTTTCTAAAATTGTGATTAACGGTAAATAATAAGGATAAACGGTAAATGAGCCGGTAAAAGTATATTTGCGGCTCAAAATGATTGATAAACTGACCCGTATTGATTGATTAAGCAAAGGCATAACGCCCTGAACCGCGTTTGACATTGTGGTTTTGCCAAGCTAAAGCCAAAGCCATAACCGTATCGTCGTGGAATCCTGAAGGCGCTGAATACCTTACGCCGTGCGAAGTAAACTGATATTCAAACACGTCCAATTCGTCCACAATAACTCCTTCAGGGAATCCAATGCGTCCCTGTTGAATGGCTGAAGCCAAACCTTCCATTAATTGTTGTTTTGATTGACTTGTAAATTTTAAACCTTCAATGTTTACACCTTCGCGCAGCAAGTCTTCAAGTATCGGGTCGCCAACCCCTGTTGAATCCACCACAATTGGCGCAGGTGGCAACCTTTTAATTGTTTCTTTGGTGTTATGCCAATCCATTTGAAAGCGGTCAAAATAAGCCACGTTGCCGTCCTTATCCAATCCAATTATAACTGTAAAATCCACAGACTTTGCAAGGTCAATGCCATAACAAACAATTGGTTGCGCTGAAATAGGTTTGACGCAGCGTTTAATGAATGCGTTGCCAAAAGGGTTGGCGCTATTTTCGGACGGGTTCGCCATATATTCCTGTTCAAATACAACTTCAGGTAATTGTATTCGTGCTTCGTCTATTTCGCGCGGGTTAATATGCGGATTGTCGTATGTGCTAAATTTAAAGCTTTGCCAATCGTTTTCGCCCATTTTCATAAACAGGGAATAAAAGAAGTTTTTGCCGCGTGGTGTTGAAAGGAAAACCGCCTTCCCTTCATAGTCGGTCAGCGTTGGGCGTATGCTATTATTCCAACCGTCTTCAAGGTCAGCAATAAATGCAGCTTCGTCAATAATAACCAAATGGAATTTACGACCGCGCAAGTTGTCTAATCGTTCACCTGTAAAAAATTCAATTGACCCTTCGTTTGGACAATAGATTTTCAGCTTTGAAATATTGCTTTTAAATGGTAATACTTTTGTAAGGCGTTCAAAGAATACTTGCGCCAATCCGTATGTCGGTGTTATGTATGCAACCTGTCCGCCATTTAATGCTTCTTTGATTATAAGTATTTGCGACAATTCAGACTTACCAAAACGACGTCCGCACATTACGACAACAAAACGCCTTTCAGCGTCCAATATCTTTTTTTGGTTTACGTGTGGCGTTGGTAATTCAATGCGCATTTACAGAATTGTTTTGCCGTCAACAAATACAACTTCAATTCGTGAATCCTGTTGTACGTCAACCTGTTCTTTTGGTTTGCCATATACACGTGACAAAAGCGTGTCCATTGAATAAAGACTTCCATTATTCATTGACTTAATGATTGCCTTTGCAACTGTCTTTTCTAATACCGTCGCTTCAGGGTTACCCGCAACACTTATTAATTCATTGTCAGTCATTGACATTAAAACCTGAATTGAATCATTTATTTCGGCTAATTTGTACCCCTGTTCTTTTAATAGGCTGACATACTTACGCGGTCGCCCGTTCGGGTTTGCCGTTTCGCCTTTCTGAAGCACCTTTAATGTTCCGCCGTGTTTTTGTTTGACTATCTTTGCCATTGTAATACCTTTGTTTTACCTTCCCTGACCTTTGTACGCCTTTGGTCGTGGATTGTGTTTGTTATAACTCTTTTTCGCGTGTCCGCACTTCCTTTTTCCGAAATTAGTCTTTTGACTGTCCCCTTTAATCTTTGCCATTTATTGCCTTTTTATGCTTATCTTTTAAATATTCCAAATGTGTCTTTGTGTCCCCCATAACGACGTGACAATAACGACAAAGCGCCATTAAATTTTCAATCCTGTCCTTTTCTTTTGTTCCGCCCATTCCCCTTGCTTCAATATGGTGAATGTCAACCGCTTTGTTCCCGCATACTTCACACGGAATAAAGTCTTCAATTCCGTACCCAAAGTAATCCAAATAAATTTTAGTATAATTTTTCATCAAATAGGGTAAAACTAAATGCGACAAATATTAAGCCAATTGCAACTGAATTATGAAATTGTTTATTTTCGTCAATTGCTTCACCAATGTTTATGCCTAATAAAATATTAGTCGGTAATAAATGAATTGAAATCCTAAAGTTGCAAAACTGAATAAAGTATTCCATTATTGGTTGTCAATTTGTTTTAGTTTTCTTTGCGCCCATTCAATACCTTCAGTTCCACCCCACGCGTCCCACATTAAACCGCCGCAACCTTCTTCGTATGGTACGTCCTTATTTTGTTGGTGACGCTGAAAAGACGCCATTCGTGCAATCGTGTCACGTGAAATTGGTTCTTTGTTTGCCAATTGGTTTGCCCTTGCTTTGCCAACAGGTGTTCCGCATTCACCCCAACCGTTTGTTTCTGCGTATTTTAACGCCCTTTTTGCGTTGTTTGTTGCTGCTTCCGGGTAATCTGTATATGAATCCACAAAAGCGAATTTTATGCCCTTTGCGGTCGTTTTAGAATTAATCAATTCTATTTCACGTGCGTTGTTGTCGTAATGTGTACCGATTCCGAAATGTCTTATTGTTTCCCACTTATAAGCGCCATTTGTAAATTTAACCCTGCTTTTTGGAATTCCTAATTCTTCAGCTACCTTGTAAACTTCTTCACTTGCGCTTTGTTGTCTTCGTGTAACTATGTAAACTGTTTTGCCTTCTGCAATTAGTTCTTTTGCTTTGTTAAATCCTTTTTCAGTCGTTAAAGTGTCGTCAAAATCAAAACTAACTTTGTTTGAATCCGCAGCGTAAGCGCCTGAAGCTAAAATTGCCGCCCAAACACGGTTTGCCTTTTCTTCTGTATCATAAATACAAGCACCTGACCCAATTCTGTATTTCCCGTTTGAACATTTAATTACCGGCATTGCTAATTAGTTTATTGTAAATAGCAAAACGGCGTTTGTTTACTTCGTGCAAGTTGAAGTTCTTATTGCAATAGTCGTACAACGCATTTCCGTAGCTTTTACGGGCGTCAGGGTCTTTGGTTAACAACTTAATCCAATAATACCAATCTTTTTGACTGTTGACGTGACAAGCGGGATAAAACCCCCTGTACGGGTGAACATTGCTAACAATTGCCGGGTTCTTCTTTGCCGCCGTTTCAAGTACCTTCAAATTAGACTTCATTGAATTAAATTTAGTATCTAATAAAGGAATAAGTGAAATATCGGAATCGCAATAAGCCGCCATATATGAAGTAACTTCGTTGTAATTGTATATTTTAGGGTTCAGCTTCAACCCGTTAGTAAATGCCGCAATCATTCCGTCCCAAATTGGCTTTTCACCTTCGTTAAATCCTGCAATTACAGTTTTAACCGGGAAATTTATTCGCTTCATTGGGTTACGTAATATTTCCATATCCTTCCCGTGCGTTCCCGAACCTGACCAAAATAAACGGACAAGGTCTGATTCTGTTTTGTAATCCTTAAATTGTTCTTCGCCGTATGGAATCGCATTTGGTAATATTTCAACATTCTGATTATATTGGTAAACTTCTTCAGCCAATCGTTCGTGTGTAACTGTGCAAAGGTCAGCAATCTTTAGCCAATTAATTATCTGTTCAGGTACGTCGTTTAAAACATATCGTTCGTAAAGTATATGTGAAGGGTCAAGCTTCCAATAATCGTCGTTGTCAACTATTAATTTAAAACCGTACTTTTTGCGCCATTCAGACATTTGTTCGGGTGTTATGTTTGCCAACATACGATTCATAACAACAATATCATAATTTCCTTCAAAAGTTTCTTCGCTTACTGTGTCGGTCATTAAACAATAATCCTTCTTCATATTAACCAAAGGCATCATAATCCTATGATAACCAACCCCACTTGTTTTGCTCGTAATTGCTAAAATGCGCATTTAATTTGTTTTTCATTATGATAAATTGGTTGGTATTTTTCCCAAACTGACTGCGCACGTGCTAAACTTTCGTCTTTCATACGTCTGTATTCTGTCCCGTTGCCAACGTCGTGTCCAATATGTTCTGACTTTAATTCGGGTAAATAGTAATTAGTAAACCCGGCAATGGTTGCGCGTTCTGCGTAATCCCTGTCCTGCATACCGTACGGGTCGTATTCCGTATTATAACCGCCAATCGTGTCAATTAATTCCCTTGTAAAGAAGTTATTTCCAAAAGGCGTATGCGTTTTATGTATTCCGTCAACCAATGGCGGCAATTCTTCAACACAATGTATTCCAATAATCCCTGTTTTTGACACACGTTTTGAAAAAATAACCCAATTTTTAAGCCAATTTTCGGGCAATAATATGTCATTTGCCAATATACAAACGCCGTCGTATTCCTGTGTTATGGATAAGCCGAAATTAACCCCTGCGGCAATACCCCTTTTATGTAGTGACCAATTAGCATAATGCCAATTATAATATTTTTGTATTTGTGAAAACTGTTCGTCGTCGCTTCCATTGTCAATAAGAAAACAATGCGCGTCGTGACCGCTATTGTAAAAATTCCTGTCAATAACCTGCTTTGTCAGGTCTGCCCTATTTTGGGTTAATAATATTACGGCTATATTCATTTATTCCAATTTTACGTGCGGGAACTCCTGCGTATTTAGTAAATTCTTCTGTTTCGCCTTTTATGAATGCACTTGCGCCAATCATACAACCGCGTTCAATAGTTGTAAATTGATGAAGTACGGCATTTAATCCAATGTTTGAATATTCTTTTATAATTGAATGTCCGCCAATCTTTGCACCGCAGGAAATTGTTACATTATCCCAAATAGTACAATCGTGTCCGATATGCGCGTGTTTCATAATAAAACAATTGTTTCTGATAAATGTTTCATATTCTGTACCGGCGTCAATTGTAACCAATCCTGTTATTATATTGTTATCGCCAATATAAACTTTGCCTTTTTCTTTACCCCAAAACTTTTTGTGTTCAGCCGGGTCGCCTATAATACAATAAGCGCCAATATAATTATTGTCGCCTAATTCAACGTTGTCGCCAATTATGGCTGTTGGGTGTATAAAATTTGCCATTATTTTTTTGGTTTACGTCCGCGTTTCTTTGGTTCTTCAACTATAAAAGTAATAATTACTTCTTCGTTGTTTTCTATTGGTAAACTTTTGGGTTGTTGCTCGTACCATTTGTACAAACGCATAATCATTTCGTACTTACACGAACCGCACCAAACAGACAATAAAAAATTAGGGTCTAAATATAACCTGTAAATATGTTCGTACATTTGAAGTTCCGCAAATTCAAGGTTGCGAATATAACCGTTCTTTGCGCTTTCATAGTTCCCAATATTGGCTTCCAACCAATCGCGGTGTTCTGCTTTTATTTCCATAAATTCCAAATTAATTTTGATAAAATTGGTGTTAAAAATCCTGCAATAAACATTGTTGACGTTATATTTTGGATTAATTCAGGTGCGAAATAGTGTATTGGTGCAATCCACGTAGCCAAGCAACTTCCGCAATTAAATGGCTTGAAATTGATTTTCCATTTAAAGGGAATGTTATGTATATCGTTAATAAATAGTGATGCACAGACGGCGGTTAAAATTGATAAAATCATTTTCGTATGTTTGTTTTCATTAATTTTTTGGTTTTATTTATAGTTCTGACAATGGACATATAAGGAATACCGGTTTTACGGCTTAATTCTTTTGCGTTCTTCTTAAAGTCAATCGCATACAGTTTCAATATTTCCTTATTGTACCAATGTAAGTCTTCCAAATTCCTTTCAAGTTTTTCAAACAATTCAGTCGGTTCTTCATTTAATCGCGTCAATTCCTTGTTTACTTCATTTCCAACAAATTCCGTGTAATTCCTGTAATTCTTATAAAATGTACTTCTGTCGCTTTTAATCATATTTAACATTATTCGCACAATGTAAAATTTTAATTCGCTTCTTTGGTACATTCCAACCAATTTTGATTCGTCCATTTCACAAAGAACTAAAAAAACTTCAGCTTTCAAATCGTACTGCAATTCTTCAGGTTGCATTTTTCCAAAGGCGTCATTGACTTCCTTTGAATCCCAATATTCCGCTAAAATTTCATTTTTGACCATTCAATTAAAGTTGGTTTATTGTCCACTTCAGTACAAATATACACTATTCCACCACATTCGTAAATATCTTTTAACCTTTCTTTTTGTTCCACGCTTAATCGGTCACCAATCTTTTTGACTTCAACCGCTACATAAACGCCGTTTTCTGTGTATCCTTGTAAGTCCGCCCAACCTTTTTGAATCGTCCCTTTACGCTTCCCGTATGGAATATTGTTAACCCTGTTTAATCTGTACCCAATGTATTCAAGGTTTGATTTTGCCCACTTTGTAAGTTCGTTTGCTGATATGTCCATATTTTTTCGTAAAATTCTTTTTTAAATTTCAGCCTATTTATTTTCGGTTCAACTTCAGTATAACAACCATAAAAGTCGGTAAAATTATCGGTATAACAATATTTAACTGTTCCGTAATGCGTATATTTAATTTGATAAATTTTCAAAATATTTAACTAAAGCTAATTTTTTACATTGTGTTTCAATAAAGTCTTCATTTTTTATGTCTTTGCTGAATTTTTTTGCGTCCATAGGGTGCATTTTATTCATTCTTTGTAAATTGTCTTCACGTACAACCTTAATCGTGTATAAAATTTCTTCAGGCGTAAACTTCAACTTCTTTTGTTTTAATAGGATTGCAAATACTTTGTCCGCATTAAATACCTTATTAAAGTCCTGACGTTTACCATTTAGCCATTCATTTTTTGTAAATTCAATAATTTCGTCGTCTGTCAATTGCGGAACAGACGGTTCAGGTGGCGGCGGAATGTTTTTACGAACTTCGTTTGCTTTGGCTTTATAGGCATTCATTATTTGGGATATGTATTTAGGTGAAAACTTTTCAAAATGGTCTGTATTACATTCAAAACGACCTTGCACCGCCATTTTAAAGGCAATTCTGAATTCATTTATTGTAAAATGCGGGTAAGTTGTACGAATATAGTCTTCAATTATATCCAATTCCATTTTATCCGGCAACCTCGTTAAGCCAATTAAAGTGAAAATATATGCCAATGTGCTTTTTAAATTATGCACGTCAACAATTGCTAATTTTTCGCCTTTAAAAGCTTCAATTATTGGTAAATCTTCTTTAGCTATTAACCCAATCGGATAATCCTTCCATTCGTTTGCGGCTTGCGGCAGTTGGGTCAGTATTTTTTGTATTTCCATATTTTATGCGATTTTGTAACCACGTGTTCACGCGGCGTTTAATATCAAAAAACTTTTCTAATTCATAACGCAATTTACCACTTTTTGACGGTTCGCACCAATAGGCAATAAATTCTTCGTAAGATTCAGCTAAAGTATTTTTAAAAGGTTCAATTAAAATTAAAAAGTTTGTTTGTGGGTCAACCGTAGGTTGAACAGTTATAATACTATTTACTTTACTTATATTTACTTTACTTTTCTTTTCTTTATGGTCGTTACGAACACTTTTGTAATGCGTTACATTTTCAGCAATGTCCTGATTTTCACGCCATTGTGAAATTCTTTTAAGGTTTTTTTCTTTTTTTATCTTGTACTTTTCACTAAAGTTTAGCAATTGTTTGTTGAAAGTTTCGCCATTGTTTGATGAAATTATGTCAATACTTTCCATAAAGTTCCAACATTTTTCAAGCTTTTTGCCAACCTTTAATTGCATTTTTAGTACTTCAGTATTAACAGGTTTTTCCTGTTTAGCTAATTTTTCAAGGATAGTATAAAACAATCCCAAACCTTCATAACCGTATTTCATAAAAAGCAAAGCAACCTTTTCATCCTCAAATGCATTGCTATCGTGTAAAAAATATTTCATATAAAAAAAAGGGTCGCGGGACGCCGGCAAATGGTACTTGCCGAAAATCCGTTGACCCAATATATTCCTAATTGCGTTGTACCATAACGCGTTTATTTATTTCCTGTCTGCAAATATAATGCTTTTTTCAATTCTTTTTTCAAGGAATGCAATTTTATTTCTGAACCAATCTGTTGTTTCAATTAAATCCTTTGCCGAATTGATATTGTACATTACTGTCGTATGGTCGCCAACTCCAATATATTGCCTTATTTCGCTTAGTGACAACGTTGTGTATTTTCTAATTAAATACGCGGCTGCCTTCCTTGCGTCAACAATATTTTTAGTTCTGCTTTTTACTGACATATTTACGTCAAATATTTCTTCAACAATTAAAGATATTTTCCTTGCTTCATTTGACAATTCAGAATCAATAATTACTTCGTCCTTTTTAATTAAATTATTTGCCTTCATTATATTATGCAACATTCTTAAACTTTGTCTGTGCGACTTATAAAAGTCTAAAATTTCGCTTTGTAATGTTTGCATATATTAAAATTCTAAATCGTCGTTATAAGGTTTGAATCCGGTTGTTTCGTTATTTACAGGCTTATTTTGCGCATCTGTTGGAGCAACGTAAGTATCTTCATAAATTTTGTAATCCGGGTGTTTTGCCTCTGTTTTGTACGAATTAACCCACATATTATAACGTTTACCGTTAATTGCGAAATTAATTACTTCTTTTCCGTCTTTTGTGGTCTTTTTCCAAGCACCCCAATTTTCTTTTTTTACTTCTGACATTATGTTTAGTTTGTGGAATCTTCTGATTCCGGTTTAAAAAATACGGCTTTAAAATTACATTCTTTTTGCCATTTGTTTAAGAATTTTTTTAATTCTTCGTAAGCTTCAGGAGAATACCAACAATAATGGTAAACTTCAGCTAATAACATTTGACGTTCCATTGGAAGCAACTTTTGCATTCCGTTTTCAAGGTCTTGATAAGTTTCCTGTTTCATATTATAGGTTTATTTTGGCTTTTTCCCAACTAAGGATTGAACGAATTGCGTCTATTTGATGAACTGAAGAAGCGTTTATTCTGTCAAATGCGTTTTTTAAACGTGACCATTCACGCGCTTTGCTTTTAACCCACATATTTACGGTTGACGTTGCTAATTTGCCTTCCATTATTTCGTGGATTTTGTCGCCAATTTCCATATCAATAACGCATTCAATCTTATATTCTGCGGCGGTTCTGTATTCGCCTGATTGTGTCATTGCAACATTTAGCGTGTCCAATCGTTTTATCAATGCGTCGTGGTAATCCGCCGAATCATTTTTAGGTAATGGCTTCTGTAAAAAATCCAACATTTTTTCCGCCTTATTCGTTAATTCTTCAATGGTATATTCGCGCATTATTTAATATTTTGGTTGTTTTGTAATACTTTTAAAGCTTTGTTATAATCGTCTTCTTTTGTAAACGATTCAATCTTTATTGC